ACAAGATGTTTGAGCAACCAAATGAAGCCGAACAGCCGACAGCGGAGGTGGTTCAGGAGCCAGTTGAGCGCCCGAGCCAGCCGCCGAAGAAGACGGACGACGACACGTGGCAACAGCGTTATCAGACCCTTCAGGGGATGTACAACGCCGACGTTCCCCGCCTGAACACTCAGGTGAAGGAGCTCCAGCAGCAGTTGAAAGATGCTCTGGCTGCCATCGAAACGGTCAAGAAGTCCTCGCAGGTGGAGGCCCCGGCCGAGCGATTGGTCACTGAAAAGGATGTTGAGGCTTACGGAGGTGAGCTGATCGATCTGGTGAAGCGTCAGGCGTCTGAAGTATTTCAGGCAGAGCGGGCGCAGTTACAGAGAGATCTTCTCAGCCTTCAGGCGGAAAACGCTGACCTTCGCCAGCAGTTGGGCGGGGTTGCCGAGAAGCAGGGCATGAATGATCGGCGTGCGTACTTCATGGAGCTTGCTAAAGAAGTTCCAGATTACGAAACGCTGAACACGGACCCGGATTTTCTGGCGTGGCTAGCCGAGATCGACCCGCTGAGCGGGGTGAGTCGGCAGTCGTACCTGAACGTCGCGTTCGAGCATTTCGATGTCAAGCGGACGGCCAACCTGTTCAACGCGTGGAAAAGGGAGGCGGGCAAGCCTGAGCAGCCCCGCAAGACGGCGGCGCGTGAGCTCGAGCGTCAAGTTGCACCGGGTACGTCGCGTGGAGCAAGTGCTGCTCCCGTGAGCGCGGGCGACAAGATCTGGTCGATGCAAGAGATCGAGCGGTTCTATGTCGAGGCGTCCAAGGGTAAGTATGCCCGCGACGACGTGGCACGGATCGAAGCTGAAATCGACGCAGCCGTAGCTGCAGGACGTGTACGTCAGTAGACCTCCTCTGCCATGGCTGATTAACCCCCTGAAGTAAGGAGTTTGCTGCCATGGCAATTGCAACTACTGGTTCGTTTACGACCACCCCGACGATGTCGGGAAGTTTCATTCCGCAGATCTGGTCCGGGAAGCTCAACGTCAAGTTCTACGCCACGACCGTGTTTGGTGAAATCGCCAACACGAACTACGAGGGCGACATCAAGAACCTTGGCGACACGGTGATCATCAACAACATCCCTGATGTCACCATCAACGACTACACCATCGGCTCCAACCTGACCTATCAGGTTCCCGCGCCGAACAAGATCCAGCTCGACATCAGCAAGGCGAAGTATTTCGGGGTCAACATCTCCGACGTTATCGCCTATCAGTCGCAGCCGAAGCTGATGGACATGTTCACCAGCGATGCGGCCAAGCAGATGGCAATTGCTATCGACACCGACATCCTCAAGATGTCTGTCGATACGGTCTACGGCTGGTCCAAGTCGGACGCTCCGGCGGCAACCGGTGCCAGCATCAACGCTGGCACGCTGGCCGGTCGTCGGTCGGCATCGTTCAACCTCGGCGGCGCAGGCGGCACGTACAACGCGTCCACCAACCCGTTCGGCGGCGCTCCGCTGTCGCTCTCGACCTCGAACGTGCTGAACACCATCACCGCAATGGCGTCGGTTCTCGATGAGCAGAACGTGCCCGACACGAATCGCTTCCTCGTGATCTCGCCCCAAGTGCGCAACCTGCTGATGAACTCCAACTTCCAGCAGGCGTACCTGACCGGTGACTCGCAGTCGATCCTCCGCAACGGCAAGATCGGCACCATCGACCGCTTCACGGTCTATGTGTCGAACCTCCTGCCGACTGCTCTGGCCGGGCAGAACTTCGACGGCACCACCACCGGCACCGGCATCTCGGCCAACGCCGTTGCACGTAAGTGCATGGTTGCTGGCGCAACCTCGGCAATCACCTTCGCCAGCCAGATCGCGAAGGTCGAGGCGATGCCCAACCCGAACGACTTCGGTCAGCTCGTCCGTGGCCTGAACATCTACGGCTACAAGACGATCAAGCCTGAGTCCATGGTGATTGCTCAGTACACCTGATAGCGGGTCGGTGTTGTGAGCACCCGGCTGTGACTATCCCTCCTAGTCACGGCCGGGTTTTTTCGGGAGTTATTTGGTGTCGGTAGTTGCGTCGAGCATCATCAACCGCGTGCGAACCCAGTTGGTCGATAATGGCTCGACCTTGCGCTGGACGGACTCGGAGCTCTTGAGTTGGCTGTCCGACGGCCAACGTCATTTGGTGTCGCTCGTCCCTCACGCAGCCCCGCGTACCGCGAATCTTGCGCTGGTTTCCGGCGCACGCCAGACCATCCCTTCGGACGGCTGGCGATTGATTACTGTCTACCGTAACACCGACGTCAGCGGAGGACCGGGGCCGTCTACCCTTGAGGTGCCTCGGTCGCTACTCGACATTCAGTACGCGTCGTGGCCTGCCTCCGGCGGCGCTGCAACGGTTACCCACTGGTGCTACGACGAGCGTGACCCTGCGATTTTCTGGGTGTATCCGCTCAACACTGGTGCAGGGTACGTGCAGATCAACTACTCGTTCATGCCAACGGATGTGTCGTCTACGTCCAGCCAGTTGTCTGTGCGTGACATCTTCCAGTCGGCGTTGTTCGACTACGTGATGTTCCGCGCCCACTCCAAGGACAGCGACTACGCGGCAGGGCAACAGCTCAGCGCAGCGTATTTCTCGTCCTATCAGGCTCACCTCGCCGCGTTCTTGCCGAGGGCTGGCTGATGGCAACACTCACAGTAGGCTCAGTTGTTGATCGAGTCGCTCGACTGCTTTACGACCAGACCAACATCAAGTGGTCGCGGTCCGAGCTGCTGGAACACATTAACGCAGCGCAGCGCGTGGTGGCGCTTGCATCGCCCACCACCGGATCGACGATCTCCGTGGTTCAGCTTGTCGCTGGATCGCGGCAGGTCATCCCGGTCAACGGTTGGCTGTTGCTCGACGTGATTCGGAACATGGGTGTTGACGGTGCCACGCCGGGTCGCGCTGTTCGTGTGATCTCGCGCCGGTTGCTTGAGTCGTACAACCCGAACTGGCAGTTAACCACTCCCACCTCGATCACGCAGAGCTACTGGTTCGACCCACAGGACCAGACCGGGTACTTCGTGTACCCGCCGTCGAACGGTACAGGCTACCTCGAGATCAACTACTCGAGCGCCCCTGACACACTTACGTCTGAGTCGCAGACGATGACGCTGCCTGACGTGGCTGATGCCGCCGTCATCAACTTCGTTTGCTTCCGGGCACTCAGCAAAGTGTCCGAATTCGGCAATCCGCAGCTCGCTACAGCCTACTTGGAAGCCTTCAACCAGTTGATGGGTGCGAAATACTCGGCCGAGCAGGCGAACAACCCGAACCTTGGCCTCATGCCGTTCAGCCCGGATGTCCGTGGAGGCACTTCGTGAACGTATCGTACGAAGTCTTCTACCCCGAGATCCTGCCGTACTTCCCGGGCATCCCGGAACCGGTCGCTTTCAACGCTGTGCGCAACGCGTGCATCGAGTTTTGCGACCGCACGGACTGGTTGATGTACACGCCGATCTTGCAAGACGTCATCGACGGCCAGAGCGAGTACGACATGACGCTGGATACGCCCACCGACACCACGGTGGCGCGGGTCCAGTCGGCTTGGTACACGGATTTGCCGCTGCTAGCCCGTGGTGACGACGATTTGCGCCGGATTTACAACCTGAATTGGCGCGATCAGACCGGACGGCCGGTGTACTACACGCAGTACGACCCCGAAACGCTGATTTTGTGCCCTACGCCGGACCAAACGGTGCCGCAGAGCCTTGCTGTGACGCTGATTATCCGGCCACTGCGCGATTCCACGACCGTTGACTCGAGTTTGCACGAGCGATGGGTCGAAGTGATTGCTGCAGGAGCGCGTTCGCGCCTCCATGAGGCGGCTGGACACGCGTATGAAAACCCACAGATGGCAGACAAGTTCCGCGCACTGTTCACACTTGGTATCAACAAAGCCATTTCGGAACGTACGCGGGGTCTGTCCCGTTCAACGATGCGGGTTCGCCCGCCACGGCTGGTCTAATGAGCGTCATCAAGCTAGTCCAAGGCGACAACAGGCCATACATCCGCATGACGCTCACCAATGCGGACGGCACGGTGGTCGATGTTAGTAGCCCATCTACGACTATCAATCTGCTGTTTCGTGCTGCAGGTACCACGAGTGTGCTGTCAACTATTCCCTGCACCAAGCCGAACGGCGGCGCAGATGGGGTTGTACAGTTCAACTTCCCGAGCACGACGCTCAACGTAGCGCCGGGCTCATATGAAGGGGAGATAGAGATCACTTTCGGCACGGAAGTGCAGACGGTGTTCGACACGTTGAAGTTCTACGTCAGGCAACAATTTTAGGAGCCACAATGGAAACTCTGAACACTTCCGCCGCCAGTCGAGCCGGTATCGCTCGCAACCACGCGTCCTCAGAGATCATTCAGGTCAATGGTCGCTACGATGTCGTTTGCGTTGGCGCGGACGGCAAAATCAAGTGGCAGGACGACATCAAGAACCTCGTCGTGACGGTCGGCAAGAACGACCTGCTCGACAAGTACCTCGCTGGTTCGGCCTACACGGCTGCGTGGTACATGGGGCTGGTAGACAATACCAGCTTCTCGGCGTACGCCGCAGGCGACACGCTTGCTTCGCACGCGGGCTGGCTCGAGATCGTCACCGGGTACAACTTCTCGGGTAGCTCGACCAACCGCGCCACCGTGGCATGGAACGCGGCCTCCGCAGGCTCCAAGGCCTCGACCGCTACTGCGTTCACCATCACTGGCTCGAACACGGTTCTCGGGTGCCTCCTGACCACCACGCAGGCGCGTAACACTACCTCCAACGGTGGTGCAGGCATTCTGCTGTCGGCTGGTTCGTTCTCGGGTGGTTCGCGTGCAGTCGTCAACGGCGACACGCTCAACGTCACCTACACCCTGACGGTTTAAGGAGTAGCCATGAGCATCGCAGTCGGCACTGAAGTGATGATCAAGTACACAACCCTCAGTGGCACGACCACTGGGGCAGCAGTTAACGAGAACGGCGCGTACCTCGTGAGAGTCGAGTACCTCGACAACGAAGGTGTGCAGCAAGAGCGTTACTTCGAGGAAGTCGAACTCGAAGTTGTGTGACGACCTCTGATCGGTCGGTGACGTCCGCAGTCAGTTAGTCCCGACCGTTGGACGTCTGGTTAGAGGACGTCCATGAACACTGCGGGTTCCTGTATCCGGGCTTTCAGTATTCCGCCACCTTACGGTGGCGGGGCTGATCGCTTGCTGTCGTTGCGAAGGTAAGCGATGGCACTTGGCACACCCGTCATAGGTACCGTCGGCTACTCAGCCGCATCAGGTACCACCGTTGCACCAACTTATCCGACGGGGGTTGTCGCCTCCGATCAGATCGTCCTGTTTGTTGGGCAAAAGCCAGCCACCGCCAACGGCGGAACCGTCACCACACCAACGGGCTGGACACTTCAGGGTTCGCTGACCGCCGCTGGTGGCTACGGCACAACACTTGGTGCCGATACCGGCAACACTAACCTTTTCGTCTACACGAAAGACGCTGTTGCGGGCACTGAAACCGGCACGCTTACCGTCACAGTTGGTGACAACAACGTCTGCTGGGCGGCGTTGATTCGGGTTCCGACTGGCAACGGAATTAACAACAAGCTCGTCACCACGGCGCAGCAGTCCACCACGCCGGGCACAACGATTTCCCTGACGCTTTCTGCCAACCCGCCCTTGGAGGTGTTTGATTTATCGCTGTGGGCAATGTGCGTCCCAACGGATGTCGGCGCGGGCGCGAGCTTCTCCGCGCCCACTTTGTCGGGAACAGGTGCGACGTTTGCTGCAGGTGTTGAGCTTGCTGAGCCGTTTAACGGTAATGGCAATGACATTGGCGGCTACATCGCGTACTCGCGGAGTACCGGCGGCTCGACGACTGTTGCTCCAACGGTCACGGTCACAGCGGCAGGCACTCTTACTGACTTGCGTGGCCCAGTTGTCCTTCTTCGGATTCGTGAGCGATACACCCGAAACCACACCGAGACTGGTGCCGCAAGTGATGCGGCTGCCACGCTGTTTTCTCCGCAGGCTGGCGTTGGTCTGATCAATACCGATCCGCTCAACCTCTTCGTTCTGAATGGAAACCGGACATTCAGTTCGACACGTACCGAAACCAGCGCCACTGCTGATTCGACTACCGGTGTTTGCATATTTCCACGGTCTGTTGCCGAAACACTTGCGGCGACCGACTCAATAGCAGTTGGATCGCTGATTGCGGTCGCAGTCTCTGAGTCAGCAGCCCCAACAGACTCAACTACGTCTGTACGCACATTTGCCAGCTCCGCGACGGAGACGGGCGCAGCGTCCGAAGCCAGCTCCAACACCCTGACCCGCGCTGGCGCGGCGTCCGAAACGGTTGCCACCGCAGATTCTTCAACGACGTCGATGGTGCGTCCGGCCACCATCGCGGAGTCGGGCGCGTCAGTTGACGCTGCTAGCGCCACGTATTTGAGATTTGGAGCCCTGACTGAGTCAGCAGCCCCAACAGACTCCGTTACGTCTGTATTGGGACGCACCAGCACAATTACAGAGTCTCTTGCAGGTAGTGACAGTGCGGACGCTCCGCGTGTGCGTACTGCCAGCGTTGCGGAATCTGAAGCCACCTCAGATTCTGCCACGGGGGCGCTTACGCGGGCTGGTGCTGCTGTCGAAGCGTTGGCTGTCGCAGACTTAACGCAGACCCTGTTTTCACCTCGTGGCGCAAACGGGCTGATCAACACTGATCCGCTCAACCTGTATGTCCTCAACGGGAACGCAGCGGTAATCGTCGTCAACGAGATTGCGTCGGCTGCACAAACATCTTCTGTAGTAGCCGTGCGCCTCGGCAACATTGCCGAGACTGGCTCACTGGCTGACAGCAGTGTCGGGTCGCGTGTCTACTCAGCGAGTGTCTCTGAATCTGGCTCAGCCGCTGACGCAGCGACGGCCACACCCACACTGGCACGGACTGCCGCCGAGACCCTAAGCAGTGTTGACTCGTCCAGCACCGCCATGGCTCGCGCTGGCGCGGCAAGTGAGTCTGGGTCGGCAGCGGACTCAAGCACCGGTAACTTGGTTTGTTCGTCTGCCGCCGCTAACTCGCTTGCGGCTACCGATACCACGCAGACCCTGTTCTCGCCCCGTGGCGCGAACGGGCTGATCAACACGGACGTCCTGAATCTGTTCCCGCTGAATGGGAACAGCAGCATCTACATCGTTGGCGAGAATCTTGTAGCGGCGGACACCTCGGTCAGTGCGACAGGGAATGCTGCTATTGCGGTCGATACGCTAAGTGCATCTGACGCAGCCACTGTAAGCCGTATCACCTCTTCCGCAGCGGCAGAGACGCTGACTGCTAGCGATGCGCCCGTGGCGCTGTTCTCGCCACGGGCGGGCACGGGATTGATCGATACCGATGTCCTAAACCTACTGCCACTCAACGGCGCTGGTACGGGGGTATTCCGGTACGAGTCCGTCACTGCGGCGGACTCTGCCACCAGCCTGATCCTGAACGTAGCCACGGTTGCCGACACGCTATCAGCGGCGGACTCGGCCACCGGGACGATGCCGCTGACTGTAGCAGCGGCAGAGACGCTGACTGCTAGCGATGCGCCCGTGGCGCTGTTCTCGCCACGGGCGGGCACGGGATTGATCGATACCGATGTCCTAAACCTACTGCCACTCAACGGCGCTGGTACGGGCACGTTTGTTACAGAGGTTCTCTCTGCCACTGATACAGCCACCCGGTTTGGCGTTCAGAACGTCGCGGTAATCGAGGCGGCAAGCGCAGACGATTCCGTCAGTCTGCTCTACTCGCCAGCCAATATCAGCGGGCTGATCAACAGCGACGTCCTAAACCTGTTACCGCTGAATGGTAGTGGCCCGGGCGAGTTCGTCTATGAGACTCTCACGGCCAGCGATGCCGCGACAAAGTCCGGCGTTCAGCTCGCGAGCGTCTCGGAGACGGTTGTCGCTGCAGACAGTTCGGCGTACTCCGGCGTTCAACTCGCGTCTCGTACAGAGCCGCTGACGGCGATTGATAGCGCGACATCTGCGTTTCCACCGCCCATTTTCAACGGCCTCATTGCCACAGATCCGTTGAACCTGTTCCCGTTGAACGGGAGCGGAACAGGTGTAAGTGTTGATGAGACGCTCTCGGCTGCAGATCAGGTTGCAGCCATTGGATCGTCGTCGGTCGCAGTCGTTGAACCCCCGCAATCCAACCGTGGTCTGGTTGGAACGGATGTTCTCAACCGACTTGCGCTCAACACCTCAGACGATGCCTTTGAGCAAGACGGCATCCGCGATACCGTCGCTGGCGGTTTCGTGCTGGCCGCTTCGACACAAGAGTCGATCACGCTGGCAGACGCCGCCATCGTTGCGCCGGTTTCGCCTCACGGGTTGATCAATACCGATCCGTTGAACCTGTTCCCGCTAAACGGCAGCGGAACCCAGTTCTTCCGCCGGGAGACGTTGTCCGCGTCGGACTCCGCGACATCCACTGGCTCATTCTCGCTCTCCGTCGTTGAGCCCCAACGCTCGGGCTTTGGACTGCTCAATACGGACCCGTTGAACCGGCTAGCCCTCAACCGGACGACTGACGTTTACGCTATCGGTCTGACCGATACAGTCGTTGGCGGGTTCATATTCGCGGCTAGCGCCGCTGACACTCTCAACATAGTGGATGCGGTCGCTGAGATCGCTCGCCCATCGACAGGACTGATCAACACTGACGTCCTGAACCTGCTGCCGCTGAACGGCGCAGGCACACAACTGTTCGTCGCAGAGACACTCAATGCGACTGACAGCTTCGTCGCAACCGGGACTCAAACCCTGTTTGTGTACGAGCCGCCAGCAGTTGGATTCGGGCTGCTTGGCACCTCCGCGCTGAACATTTTCCCGCTGAACGACAGCAGCAACACGTTTGTGTCGTTCGCTGCAGCTGATGCGGCCTCTGTTCGGGTGTCGTTCGCAGTCTCGGTGAACGAAGTCATTCCGTTCCTGACGGACACGCTGTATCCCAGCTTCGTCAAGGCTTCCAAAGGACTGATTAACACTGACGTCCTGAACCTGCTGTCGCTGAACGGTGGGGCGGAAACACTCTCGGTGGTGGAGTCGCTGTCGGCCACCGACTCCACCGTGGCGACAGTTCAGTACGCGCCTCGGGCCAACAACAGTGGGTTGATCAACACCGATGTCCTGAACCTGCTGCCACTGAACGGCGTAGGTGGGATAACGTATGTCGCAGAGGGCTTATCCGCCCTCGACTCGCTGACCGTCGTCTCGCAGTACAACGTCCAGACCAGCGACTCGCTGACTCTGCTGGACGCATTCGGTACCCTGACCCCGCTACCGGGACAGGTCAATCTCTACAA